GTAAAATATTATCTTCAGTACCATTTGCTGGAGCTTTACTGCCGTTTTGGTCAACAAGACTACCGGTAACTATACTTACAAAACCTTGAGCATTAGAACCAAAAGTACCTGTGTTATCAAAACTAATTGTATCGCCGATAGCATAACCTGAACCTGAATTGTCAATTATAATTTCTTCTACTGAACCTGTACCAATGTCTGATATTTGAAATAAAGCACCTACACCACCACCTGAAACTTTTACATCATCTTCTAATTTATATAATGCACCTGAATTTGTAATTGTTTTTGTTCCAGGAATACCTGTAATATCTGCCTTAATAAAATAATCATCTATATCTGAAGCAGTACCAGAAACTTCTTCACCAACATTAAAAGTACCTACAACACTTTGTTGATTTAAAATTAATTCTGTAATAGTGTCATCACCAATTTGAAATCTAGCTAAGTTTTCAATAACAGCAGTTGCACCAGAATTTTTACCTGTAATTGTTCTACCAATAAGACCTTCGGTATTTCCTACTCTTTCAATAATTCTTAATATTTTTAAAGAGTCATATTGACCATCTGAAGTCTTTAATAGTTGTTCTCTAGGATAAATTGTTTCTGATTGTTCATTAAATAATAATCTAAAAAATAATTCGTGACCAGCAGCAGTACCTTTTGCTTTATATAATGATTTAACGTTTTTAATTAAGTTTCTTTTGTTAACTTCATTATCTAAAACTTCTGGTATAGTTGCTAAGAATTCATTTCTAAAATTACTTAAAAATGATTCAATTGCTTTATCGGGGTCTCTAAAGTTTACAAGGTCAGAAATGTTTTGAACAGGTTGTGGTCTGTAATTAGTTATTGTTGCTGAAGCTGAAGATAATACACCTTCAACAATTTCACCACTTATAAATTTATCTTGAGCTGAAATTATTAATCTATTGTTTGCTAAATCTTCCGATAATACAAATGCTTTTGCGCCAGACGTTCTACCTTGTATTTCTTCACCAAAAGTAAATTTACCATAAGCAGTTTCTTCTAATAGAATTTTGTCGCCTTCATTTAATGGCGTACTAGAACTACCAATACCAGTAGAGTTAAAAACAATATTATTTTCTTGACCTGTTTCCGTTTCAATTAAAACACCAACGGTGTTTTGAACATCTTTAACTTTTAATTCAGCAGATTCTAATAATTGATAATAGGTTTTTAAAAATTCGGCAAATTTAGGGTGGTCAGCTACTACAAATTCTGGTAGTTGGCTGTTAAGTATCGTTGAGATTTTTTCATTGAACTTTGCCATTTATCATTAATAACTTGAGCTAGTTGAGTAACCGACACCTGCCTCGGCAGAACCACCAACAAAAGTATCCTCTTCTACAATAACGATTGAGTTTGATACATCTATTTCAACAATTTGGTCTCTAACAGGAACAACATCATTAGAAGACGGTTGTACCGTAATTTCAATTATTGTTGAGGAAGCTCCTCTTATATTTGATATTGAAGCAACGTTTAATAGGTTTAAAGTTACCTGACCATTTGTATAATTAATTGTACCTTGCGTACTATCTGCATATGTTTTGACACCTGATACAAGATAATATCTTCTTACATTTCCATTACCGTCATCATCTAAAAACATTTCGTTATTGTCACCAGATACTTTAAATCCAGTTGAACTTAAAATACCACCAGCGGCTGTGTTATGTCCTGAATGAGGATTATATAATGCATTTCTAAAATAAACATCATATTTCGTAGCAGAATTAATTACAGGTGTTAAACTTTTTCTTATTTTGATAGTTGTTGTGTTTGATAAAATACTTGCGTCTGTATCATCAATTAATCCTGTTATTTTTGAATGTCTGTAAACACCATCAAATTTTTGTAATGATGATGTATTATAATTTGTAATAGTAGATATAATATCTGATTTTAAAGTATCTTTAGATTTTGTTGTGCTGTTTGCATTATACTTAATATTAGAAGTTAGTAAAACTGAAGTTGTTTCGGGGTCAACTATTTCAGGTTTAACTGAAGCGACATTGTAAGGTTTTAAACCGTTTACAATATCTAATTTTGTTTGGTCTGTTAATGTTGAACCTGAACCTGCTTTAATAGCAATCTTAACAATACCATATCTTGGTGTTTCATCATCTTCACCACCCCAAGCACTAACAGATAATGCATTAGGATAAATTTGTTGTACAAGTGTTTCATAATCAGTTGTTGTAACCGCTCTGTCTTGAGCAACAAAATTTAAAGGCGCATTAAATTTAACTGATTCATTATCTTCAGCTTCTGAGCCGCCTTGCGATACTGAATTAGTTGTAATAGAAACGTCTGTAAATCCACCAACACTTCCTTGTAAAGTAAAATTTTTAGCACCGTTTGAATCTGTTTTATTGGTAACAATATATTCTAATATAACAATATTACCATCTACTAATTTATTTCCTGTGACACCATCACCAAAATAAACTTGAAATTTGCCGTCACTACCTTCTTGAATAAAATAAACTTTAGAATCTGCTTTTACACCTGAATACCCACTTGATAATGAATATGTGTTTGAAGTCGTATCTGTAGCAGAATTTTGAACCGTAATTTTTAAAGTTGAAGTATCTGCATTAGCACTTGGTATAATAAATCTTTGGTCAACATCTGTTTCATCTACGGTGTATTTAAATTTAACTAAAGTACCCTCGTATAAAGTCACATCTGAAAAAGTATAAACACCGTTAGCAGGTGTTGTTGTAATATCTTCGTTAGTTATATATTGATAAGTTGAATCACTAACGGATGAATTAAATACCGTTCCTTTTGCCATAGTTATAGATGTACCTGTTCCGTTATTAACAACTAAATTAATTGACGCTTTCGGTGCTCTTGGTGAACTAGGTGTATAACCTAACATCTTTGCTAATGATACAATATTGTTTCTAATATCGGCACTATCAAGATATAATTCGTTTGTTGCCATATTAGCTAAGTAAGCCATATAGTGAGTGTTGTAAGATAAAATATCTAAAAGAATTGCTAGTGATGAACCTTCAAAATCATAATCTTGAAATTGTGATTGACTTTGTAAGAATGTTTTTAGATTTCTTTTTATATCATTAAAATCTAAATCTGAAACTATTAACTTGCTATTTGCCATTTTATCTTAGCCTTTGTAAAAACGTCTGTACCGTTTGTGGCTCTGGTACGCCTACTACATAAAAGTAAATATCAACAACTAATCTATTACTATCTTGGTCATCATCTACTTTAACACTTTGTAAATTTATTCTTGGTTCGTAATTTTCTAATACTTCAGTAATTTTATTTTGTAAAAATACTTTAGTCATTGGCGTAAAATTTTCAAATAATAATTCTCTAATACCACATCCTAATTCTGGTTGAAATGGTCTTTCATAATAACCAGTTTGTACTAAATTTTTTACTGCTCTTTTAACTGCTATAACATCTTCAACTCTTAATACATCACTAGTAACCACGTTTCTAGTGAAATCAATATCAATATCACTAAACTTTCGTGAATTACGGTTAGATTTACTTACTAGTGCTGAGTCGTATTGTGCCATATCGCTAATATTTATATACTTTTACTAGCCGTTTGCAAAAACATTTGGCGAACCACCTGTCATAGCACCTGCGTCTGTACTATCACCAATTCTACCAACTTTTATACCTACAACATACACATTTGGCGAAGCTGCATTTATAACTTTAACGTGAGCTGGACATACTGGTACTGGTGGCGCTATATGTGCTACGGTTGGGTCGCCTTTTCTTGCAACTAAAATATTGTTTGCAAAAACCGTTCCTTGTCCGGGTGTATTAAGTGTAGTTGTTCCTACACAAGCGTGACCTGTTGATAAAGGGTCGCCTTTTCTTACTACTGCTGGCATTATCTCTCTCTTGCTGCTTTTAGTGCTAATCTACGTTTTTCTTGTTCTATTGATTGTCTTAATTTTCTACCTATCGGAATTATTATACTATGACACATTTGTTTTCCTTTTTTACTAATATATTCAACGGAAATCATTTTATCTTTATAATCGCCTTGTACCGACCTTGTAGCTTTCTTTAAACTTATCGCTTCTTTTTCTTTTTCTTCGCCTGCTTCATTCCAAAACAGGAATTTTCTCATTTTTGGCATAAATTCCTTTTTTTATTGCTTTTTTATATTTATATTAAAAATTACAGCGTGATTTTGCTTGGATTTGCTCAATCTGAACTATGCCATCCAACGATTCGCTAAGTGATTCGCTTTTTAAGTCAAATTCCGGCCGAAATTCGCAATTTTCTTGATATTTTGAGCATCCGGACGCTAAAAAGAACAAAGATAGAACAAAAAAAATTAAAAAGCGTTGATTTATAAGGGTTTTTTTATGCATTTTTTTGAAAATAATTGAAAATAGTGCTTGCTTTCTATATTTAGTTGTGGTATACTGGTTATAGAAAATGAGAAAGGACATAAACACTATGAAAACACTAATTTCAACAACTTTGATAGCTCTTGGTATTGCTATGATGGCTGGTTCTGCTGGCGATTGTGACGGAAAATGTATGGAGCTTGGAAACACTATCGGTGAAATGCTGATGTACGCTTTAGGCGGTATGGCAATGATGATTGCCGGTGGATATATTGCAATTTTAGATAATAACAAATAAGGAAGGACTACACTATGACAATCGTAAATCAAACTGCCGATACACTAGAACAAGGCGTAAAAAATCTAATGGCTGGCGCTAAAGCTGACTATGTTAAATGGTCAACTCTTGGTGGCAAAGAATTAACTGGCTATTGTAAAGAACAAGTTGAGAAATGGGATAGTAATACTAAAGTTTCTCAAGGAAAAAAATATATTAAAATCGTACAAGAAAACGGCGTATTTTGTTTTATTTGTAAAACTGATTTTAAACATTTTAAGAAAGGTGATATATTGAAAGCCGCTGGTTACAATGCACCTGCTCTTAATCAACCTAGAGGAAATGTCTTGACAGGTAATTACCCTATTCAATGGACTGGTCCTCTTTACTTAAAATAGGATACACTATGAATAGACGAAGAAAAGTTTTTGAGAGGGTTGTTAACCCTCTCATAGCAAAACATATGATTGACCCATTTACTTACAAAGGTCCTTGTATTGCTTCTGGCATACCAATTAAATATTTAAAATATTTTAAAGAAGTGTCTGCTCATAAAAATGCAATGAATGTAAGATATAGATATAGAGGCAAATCAAAACCTGGTTATGTAAGACCTCAATCTTTTTGTCATATGAATTTTGCCGACACATTTGCCGTTTACACAAGATAAGGCTTGACAATCAATTAAAACACCTGCATAATACACAAACTGCTCGTAGCTCAGTTGGATTAGAGCAACAGCCTTCTAAGCTGTGGGTCGTAGGTTCGAGTCCTACCGAGCAGGCCAACTTTTACAGGAGATTACAATGTAAAGGATTCTCTCAAAGGAGGATAACTAACAATTAAAGGAGATACAAAGCAGTAGTACGTAAGTCGTTAATCGTGGTCAGTAAGTCTTTGGAAAGGGGGAATTGCATCCCTCTTTTTTTTATCTTTTCTAATCATAGTGTAATCATCACCATATGCTTTAATATATTCTTTATCTAATTTTCCGTACTTAATACGATAATAATAAT